AGTTACTTTACGCCCACCGCCTGTGCGATCCGCAGGGGCAGAAATACTAATACTTGTTTTGTTACCAAGCGTTTGCGAAGATGTTGCCTCTGCAAATGTTGTGCTTTCTGCGCTAGTAATATCCACACGATTTGCTTCCGTGTCCAAAACCGTTAAACCGTTGTCTAAAATTCTGTCTGCTATACTTGCCATTATCCAAAACTCCTAACTCTCATTCGATGGCCCGATCCGCTAGACTTGGCCTGTTGATCTTCCATATTTGTACCACTTATCGCGTTTTGATACAACTGCGCCCACACTTGCGATCTTGCGTCCTCTCCCAAGTAAGGGGCGCTGTGTGTCAAGGCTCCGTAAAGATACGCATCTGGGTTATATGTCAAAACCCAGTTTGCAGTATTGCTATCGCTTAGGGCGTCTATGCGCTCATAGTAAAGCATCTCCAAAGTGTATGTCTGATCCGGCGTCGGATACACCTCGAAGGAGCCGTCAACAAGTGCGTAAAACTTTGGAGTTCCCGCTGTGTTGTCGGCTGCGCGTTTGTCCATAAGCTCGCTAAGGCTTATAAGCTCTAATCGGTATTCCGTGGCTCCAGTTATCATAAGGCGTATACCCTCGATAAAGTCGTTTGGAAACGCTGTGTACTGAGTGTCGAGATTTGCAGTTGCACGCTTCTCCATTCTCCAGTGCCTAAGTTTTCTATTCATGTCGGCTTCCGCCAACTTGATAAATGTCGGTATCACTGAAGTTAAGTCGTCACGATTTAAAAAATCAGCTACTGAACTTTTTAGCTCAGAGAAATTTGAAATACTCACAGTCTTCCCTGCCTTGTTCTAAATACTTGATTATCTGAATCATTCAGCCACTTGCGTAATGCCTTGGGGTCGTCTGCGATCCCTTGGCGCTTTAGCTCATAATACACATTAACAGGTATTGAGGCTACCTTATTAACATCTTTCCAATTTTTATCCGTCCCGTTGTACGCACGCTTGTTGGCTTTGGCGATTGCAGACACATCCTGAACGGTTTCAATTACATACTCCCCGTCATCCTTGACGTGCCAGTACCGCGTTATTCCCATTTGCGGATCTCTATCAAAAATTCTTTTCTGCATAATTTCCTCCAAGTAAGAGGGGGCGACAGAAGCCGCCCCAACTTTATTATGATGCAGTTAGGTCAAACACACCCGCGTGAGCCGCTTCTGAACCTACCTCTAATCCTGCCTCGCAGATAAGCATGGATTTAGAAGCGTCGCCAGTTTTACTTAGCTCTACGTTTTGGATTGGACGTAGATATGCCACAGAGGCGTATTCTGGGTCTAAGCAAAATGCGTCTCTTTCTCTTTGAAAACGATTCGCAACTACAGAAAGTGTCCCAAAATCTGACATATATACGTCAGCCGCACCGATAATTGTTGTCGGTGAATCGCTTGGAGCCATATATCGCTGTGCCGCAATACCCGCAAATCCTGACACCACAGTTTTATTGTAAGGGCCAACCATTAATATACTTGGGTTACCGCCAGAAGTGTAAGCATTTTGCATTGATGTCTTCAACATTGCTTCAGTAAACGCAACCTGAGTTCCGTCTGTACGAGTATCAGACCCGTCGCCAGTTGGCGACGCGCCATCTACCGCTCCGCCAGTTGCGAAAACATCGTTAGTTGCAATCCATGCACCTAAGCCCGCAGTCTCACGCGCAGTGCTAGAATTTCCGGCAACGGCGGCGTTAGAATCGGTTAAAACCGCTTCTAAGTCTCTTTTTAATTCCTTGCCGCGTTTTGCCATTTGCATGGCCATTTCAGAATTTCTTCCGGCTAAGTCTTGAGACTCAAGGTTGTCAGCTACGATTACAGTTCTGCGTAAGATCTGTGTGTAGTTACCAACTCTTGTGGTCGCCGCAGTTGAGTCAAATGACGCTACGTCATCCCCATCAATTCTAGCTGTTTTGTCTACAGCCGCTAATGCATCGGTTTGCCACTCAAAATAAGTATTGGATACATTTTTTGACCCAACGTTACTTTGAAATGGGACATCTTCTGGGCTTATGTTATTGATTACATTAGATAATTCTTCTCTAATGCCTTTTGCGTCAAATGACGTAAATGTGTTTGCTACAATGGCCATGTTAGCCTCCTATTAATGAATTAATTGCAGCCGCTGCATCTTGCACGCGGCCAGTTTGTCGTGCGCGTTTTAACGCTTGTTCATTAGCAGCTTTGGGTCGCGGTTGTGTTCCTCGCGTGCCTGTCTTCATGGTTTTAGCTTTAGACTTAGGCTTTGCTTTTGCCTGAACAGCCTTAGACTTACCTTTGTCAAACATCATAGCCATGCGAGCTATTTTAACTAAACCGGCGTGCCTCAACTCATTAATATCAGCTTCGAGAAAACCCTCTTTTAATAAAAAGCTTCTCAGATCCGTTGCTTCCTTCTGGGCGACTTTCGTGTCCCGCCACTCAGGAATAATTTCTGGGAGCATATCACGTTGCCTCGCAGTAAAGTCAGCTTTCATTTTTTGCTGATTTTCTGTTTCTAAGGCTTGTATACGTTCTCTCTCCATTCGGATTGCTTGCTGTTGAGCTTCGCGCTCTTCCTTTTGCTTTCGGAATTGCCGTTCAGCCTTTCTTGCCATGTTGGGGTCTGCATCATACAGCGTGTCCCAATCAGGCTCATCAACCACCTGTTGCTCAAGCCTCTCCGACAATGCGGGTAGAAGTTGAGCGTATTGTTGCCGCTCTCGCGTTACTTCAGCAAATTGAGCCTCTATATCTTTTCGAACTTCGGCCAGTTCTTGCGTCTTGCGAGTATAATCTCTCTGCCTTAAATTTCCACGTTTTAGCTCTTCGACCGTAATCTCTTCTCCTTCTACTTCCACAGTCTGTGCAAGTATGTCGATAGATTCGTCTTCAAGCTCTTCAGCTTCTTCCGTAGCTTCGAGTTCGCCGTCTGTATCCACTTCCTCATCAGTCGCTTCCTCTTCTGGCATTTCGGCTTCTGCTTCGATTACCTCTTCAGCTTCAGCCTCAAGCGCCTCTGGCTCACTTGCAGTATCCTCTTTGGGTGCAATCATGTCCATTATGGCATTTTGTGCAGTGCCTAGATCAATCCCATTTGGGGTGTTGTTTTCTGACATTGTTATCTCCTATTATGTCCTTACTTAACTATTTTTTCAATAGACGAATTATCCACCATTATTTTTAAAGATTGTCGAACATATTCGACACCTTTAAGTTTTAAATAAATAGCTTCTCGCCCCTCCTTATCGCTGAGTTCAGTTGTCTCAAACTCAACCCAACAATTCTCTTTCATCTCGTCAAGAAATCTACCTAAATCACTATCTTTTAAAAGTCTTTCAGCTTGATTTCCGTCGTCGATAATCTCCTGCCTTGATTTTCCCATTTATCCCTCATTTATTATTCCGACCTGACCTTTTAAAACTTCTCTATTAATTGCTAGGTCTGCCCGTATCTGCTCAACATTTAGCTGAGTTCCATACTTAGCTTTCATTTCTTCGGCTTTTACAAATAGATCAGCATCAAGCTCATCACGCTTGCGGTCGTCGTCCATCATCATTTTTTCGCGCTCAAGCTCAAGCTCTGCGGCTTTCTTCTGAATGTCAGCTTGGATCTGTTGTATCTGAACCGAAATAAGTTGTTCGTTAATGTTTGGCTTATCTTCTTTAGGCGGAGGCTGAAACTGCGTTGGATCTCCCCAGAATTGAGAAGTATCTTTAAATCCGGCTAACTCGGTCATAGCCTTGAGCGTGTTTGAAAGCTTACCCATATCTGTAAGAGGATTAATCGCGCCCATAGTCTGCATGGCGTCTTTCTGCATTTCGCCAATCTGCCTGAGCATCATCATACGCTCGGTGTCCGTACCACGCCCAAGAGCGACTTTTATAGATACATCCATGTTTGCGTTCCATACGCGGGGATCTATTTCGACAAAGTCATTTGTCAATCTAACCATGCGAGGCCGATCTTGGTGCGTGGTAATTAGATGTAAAACAATTTTATAAAGGCGCTTCATGCCTGTCTCGGCAAATATGCGTGCG